TTAAGTCTTACTTAATAAGCAAAATTAATCTAGGATTATGAAAACATTTAATCACGTAGGACTTGACCCTATCGAATTATGTGCTACAATGGTAGAAGGCAAACGTCTTTACGCTACACCAGAAGGAGATAGGTTTCCATCTGTCACTACTGTGATTAATAGTAACGCAAAGAAGAAACAATCAATTGCTCGATGGCGAGAACGAGTTGGTAAAGATAAGGCAGATAATATTTGTGCAAGATCTACCAGCAGAGGTACAAAATATCATTCAATCGTAGAAGACTATCTAAACAATGAGTTAGACTTAAAAAAGTATGGAAAGTATCCACTTCCAGTCTTAATGTTTCAGCATAGTATCCAAGATTTAGATAGGATAAATAATATATACCTCCAAGAAGCAGCACTTTATAGTAGGCATCTTGAGTTGGCAGGAAGAGTTGATTGCATTGCTGAGTTTGATGGTGTGCTGTCTATAATTGATTTTAAAACAGCAGCAGAACCAAAACGAGAACAATACTTGCATGATTATTTTGTGCAAGAAGTAGCGTATGCTTGTATGCTACAAGAACTGTACGGTTTGACAGTAAAACAGATCGTTACAATCGTTTCTTGTGAAAATGGAGAGACTCAAGTCAAGGTACTACCACCTAAGAAAGAATTTTTCATTAAGTTGATGGGTTACATCGACGAATACCAAGAACGATATGGACAAAAAACAATTATTAGAGGATAAATTTATGACCGCTGCGAGATTCTCGCAAGAAGTGGAGAAGATTGCCTTCGACAATCCTGAGATGAACTATATTGATTCGGTTATCCACTACTGTGAATTGAATGAGATTGAATTAGATAGTGTAAATAAATTAATAAGCAAACCTCTGAAGGAAAAACTCCGTCACGAGGCACAGCAATTAAACTTCATGAAAAAAACCAGTCGTGCCAAACTAATGCTAGTATGAGTTTCTTTAAGTCAGATATCGTCCGTGGAGACATTCAAGAGATGATGGAACTTCAACAGTTCTGTTTCAGATCCGCTATGAATTTTATATTATTAGATAAGGATCGGAAGATGGAATACTTTGAAGCACTCGAAACCCTCATAGAAAAACAAAAGATATTCTATGCTCGTGCCAAGTTGAGTGATGATCCAGAAGCAAAATCTGTGGTTGACACAATGAAACAAGGCATTATAATGTTAGGTGCAACACCTGATACAAGTATTGAAAACATGTTCTCAGAACTGTTAGACAAAGTTCAGAATATGAAAAGACAAACAGAGGCACAGGGTTGACGCCCTTACCTGTGCCTGTTATAATGTTCACGTGATAGGGCATCACATAAAACAAATCTAAAATAATCCGAGGTAATCTATGTCATTCGCAGATCTAAAGCGTAAATCCCAGAACAACTTCTCTTTCTTACAGAAAGAATTAGAGAAGACAGTAAGTAATAAGAACGTAGATGAACGCTTCTGGAAACCAGAGGTGGATGCATCAGGTAATGGTTACGCAGTAATCAGATTTTTACCAGCACCAGAAGGAGAGACAGTACCTTGGGCAAAGGTTTACAGTCATGCATTCCAAGGACCTGGCGGTTGGTACATTGAAAATTCATTGACCACTATCAATGAGAAGGATCCAGTAGGTGAAGTTAATCGTGGTCTCTGGAACACTGGTGATGATGCAGACAAGGACACTGCACGTAGACAGAAGCGTAAGCTTTCATACTACAGTAACATCCTTGTTGTAAAGGATCCTAAGCACCCTGATAATGAGGGTAAGGTATTCTTATACAAGTATGGTAAGAAGATCCATGACAAGATCCTTGCAGCAATGCAACCTGAGTTCCAAGATGAGACACCAGTAAATGTGTTTGATCTTTGGGAAGGTGCAAACTTTAAGTTGAAGATCAAAAAAGTAGCAGGGTTCTGGAACTATGACAGCAGTGAGTTTGATTCTGTTAGTGCTCTTAGTTCAGATGATGATGAACTGGAAGCAATCTGGAAAAAAGAACACTCATTAGAAGCATTTACTTCTAAGGATCAGTTCAAGTCTTATGAAGATCTTGAGCGTCGTTTGAACATGGTACTTGGTATAGGTCAACGTCCTGTTACTCGTCCTTCTGTTGATGACGAAGAGTACGAACCAGTTGCTGTCTCTACACCTTCTCCTGTTAAGCAGGAAGCAGTTGTAGATGATGACGATGCACTATCATACTTTGCTCGTCTTGCTGAAGAGTAGGTGAAAAAAGAAAAAGCAGGTGAAGTTATTGGTCATCCATTATGGATGCTTCCAGTCATGCTAATAGGAATCTTAGCTTTGATTGAAGGTCTTCATACCTCAGCACATTTATATAAAGATATGGATGTGCATGGATGGGCACAACAATATCTCAGGAAAAATCCTGATGCTTGTGATTCCGATTCTGATTATTGAATTCTATAAAACTGGAAAAAAAATTCGGGCAAAATTTTGCCCGAAAAAGTCAACCAGTTTTCTTAAGACGCTGACTAATATAGTTGGCGTCTTTTTTGTAGAGATTTTGACTTCTAAAATCATCCACAAATGATTGTACATAATTTTGTTTGAGGAGATAAATTTCTCTCTTCTTTTCATTCTCTATTTGATAATGTTCAGCAACGGTGATGGGACTTGCAATCTCATTGCCGTTTTTTAATGTCACTACACCATCAATGTTTAACTTATGTGTACCATCATAGAAAGTTTTATCTACATGTAAACCAGCAGCATACTGTCCTATAGATTCTTTGATCTCATAGTGATTGATTTCACTATATGGATCATCAAATTCTTGTTCTAATACTCTATACAATTCATAGTTTTGCATTGGCCAATCATACTGTGCGTTGACCATATTATTTGTGATAAGAATTACCCAATCATAAAATTGATTTCCATAAAATCTTTTAGCTAAAGTATCTGCACGTTCTCCATCTTTAATAGCATACTTATTAAAGTAAACAGCACTAGAAAAGACATCATCATTGACTTTATATCTGCGAAAGAAATTCTTTGCTACTACAAAATCTGATTCTGAGAATGGATATTTGATTGGTTTCTCGTCGTATGCGAGATCTGGAATGATTGAGAAATACATTATCGTATATTATCAAATAGAACTTCTTCGGCAAAGTTGATTTTTGTTTCTTGGAAATTAATTCCTAATTCTATAGCAACGGGTTGAGCATCACCATATGTAGCATATGCACCATCAGGTGTGTAGTTTACATCTACTTGTGTGACAGCTAGCATTTTATATTTTGGAAGAACTGCATGTACATCTGCTCCACGCATAAAAGAAACCTTACAAAGGTTTGGTACACCAATAAATCCTGCTACCACTCCTTTATTTTGATCATTTTCTGGACGATTTTGACCCATCACTTGTCCTGGATCACGATGTGGTAGAGTACATGCTTTAAATGTTTTTACAATAGCATTGATTGTTTCTGATTCATCTTCATTTCTGGGAACCAACTTGAATTTTAACATAAAGTTCCTCATGTCAACACTTTGGTATAGTAATTCAGTGTTGGGATTCATGATAGCTCCAGAGATTGATCCAAAGACGTCATTATTATCAAGTTGATCACCACCAGCTGCTTTAACTGCTTTCTGTAAAACTTTAGCAGAAGTTAAACCAAGAGCTCTTTGTGCAGCATCAGTCATAGTACCAAAACCTGTAGTCAATTTTGAATCTAGTCCTGTTTGACCAGCAGCTCCTAATATACCTGCACCAACTGTACTGAATGCTTTACCACCCCAATTACCTCTAAAACCAGTAGATATATCTTCTGGCATATACATTACGATAGGTTCCCATCCTTCTCCAGCATCTTCGTATTGTCCAGATTGGTTATAGTCAGTGGTACTATTCCATAGGTTCTCTAAATTCTTCTCTCCAATTCTTAATGCATCAAATTGCTTTCCTTGAAAGATATTACCTTTACCAAATCCAGTTCCTCCTTCTCTTTTATAAGTCTCCATCTGTTTTCTATTACCAAATGGGGGAAGATATTTTTTAAATTGAAATAATACATAGTCACTATTTGGACCAATGGTTCCTTTAGCAGGATATTGTGTAGTAACTTGATCAGAGCTTGTACCAGGACCTTCGGGTGGTTTAAACCTAGCTCTTATTCCCCCGTCCTTTATTGCATTATCAATCTCAACAAATTCACCACCATTCTTAGCTCTTTCAGCACTAGTAAGATCGTTACCAATACCTGGCTTTTTATTAGAAGTCCATCCACCATAGTTTTGCTTTATCCAAATTTGTCCATTAGAATCCTTGAACCAATCACCTCGTTTTGCATCTATTGGTGGGTTAATTGGTTGTTTTACACCCTTAACCATGATGTAATTTTCATCTATTACTTTTGCCATTATTTTGCCATCTCCCTAGATTGTTTGGTTCCATAACCTTTCACGATTCTTTGACCTCGGATTTTATCGTAGAAGTTCTCATCAGTATCTTCCCATACTTCAGATTTTTCTATAGGAAATATCATACCATTCACATTTTTAACAAATTCTTCTGTTGGTAATAGGATAGCAGTATCCCATTCACTTGCAGCTATATCTAGGTATAATCCTTCTACATGTTGGCTTAGGTATTTATGAAAGCATCTCTTAGGAATGTCAATTCTACCTTGCATTAATTTTTTTGTAGCTTGTATTCTTTTCTTTGGTGACATGTAATGTAGGTTAGCACCCCAAAATTCAGTTTTATTTGGTGCTTTGATTGCATATACTAGTGGAAACCTATCATAGTAAGGTAACCATTTCATTTTTGCTTTATACTCAAACATATAAAGGTGTCCTGCTACTGTATATCTACGTAGTTCATTTTCATCTTGTTCTTCAGCAGCACCTACTCTATCACTCTTTTCATTTAATATATACTTATTAAAATTTTTCTTATATGCACTAGCTTCTGCTTTTACAGCAGATCTGTACCAAGATAGTGTTCTTTTCTTTCCACCTGTTTTTGCTGATACTCTTTCAAACAGGGTTTTATATCCTGGGTTTGTGTTTACGTTATTGCGCTGTACAGCGGCGAATCCTGTTGCCATTGTTTCATACTCCTAAATGATCCTCGGTTAGTATTAAGAAATTCATCTGCCTATCCTCACAATACTCACGAGCAGCAGACCATTTAGTTTGGTTCTTTGCGTATGTTAATGCAGCATTACGATATGAGGCAGTTCGTTTATTTTTCTCATTCGGTGGTTGTGTTTGTTTTTTGGGTTTTACTTCAATGATATATTTCGTGATCTTATTAGACTTTTCACGAACTTTAATATAGAAGTCTGGATAGTATCTTCTCACCTTACCATCAGGAGCTCTGTATGGTATGATAACTTCTTCACTACCCCATTGTAATATTGATGGGTTATTGTCACAGAACACCATGAACTTTCGTTCCCATAGCGACCTATAAACAATATTAGTCGGGTTGCCACGGTACTTCTTTGGGTTTTTAGGTTTAAAATACCCAGAGTACGCCATAAATATAATTAGTCCAACATAGGTATTTAGCGTGTCATCTGGAATTACGTCATTTCTGAGTCAGGTCAGTAGAAACGGTGGAATGTCGTTTAGCAATAATTTTATTGTGGAATTCAAGAATGGTGCTGATGTATACTTTGATAATGATTTAGTGGAGATTTTCTGTGAAGAAGCACAGCTACCTAATTCAAATACTGCTACTGGGACACAGAATGGATTAATTACTGGTCTTGGTTCTGTAGATTATCCACATACGAGAGTTTTTACAGAATTTGCTCTTACATTTATGTTAGATGCTAATTTGAGTATATTGAAGTCTTTAAACAAATGGTATCATGATATTATTGGTGGTCAAGAAAATAATACAACTGAAATGGGAGGGAATGCATTAGCTTCAAATAGAGTAATGAGGGTTAGATATAGAGACACATATGTAGGTGATATTCACATTTCAAAGACAGAAGCTGGAAAAGAGTCTGCTACTGACAGAAAACCTATTACTTATGTTATGGAAAGATCATGGCCGTATCAGATTGATGCTATTCCTCTACAATTTGGATCTTCTCAAATTACAAAGGTAACTGCTAATTTTAAATACGAAAGACATTATACTATGGAGCAGGATGTCAGATTTGCTCCTCAACTTACTAGAGGTGAGGAGCTACTAAAATTGAAGAAAGTTGTGTTATAACACAGCAAATTCGACTTTTCAATTCCATAAAACCCGAAAAATTTACCTCGCCAATTTTTCGCTGAAAAAGTCGATATATATAAATATGACCTTGGAGTAAATATTATGGCATTGCCAAAGGTAGTATTACCTACTTATGAACTAGTAATTCCGTCTAACGGGAAAAAAATTAAATATCGTCCTTTTGTGGTAAAAGAAGAAAAGGTACTTTTATTAGCTTTAGAAACACAGGATGAAAAAGAAATTGAAAGATCTGTAAGAGACCTCTTGAAGGCTTGTATTCAATCAAGAGTAAAACTGGAAGATTTGGCAATGTTTGATTTGGAGTATATTTTTCTTCAAATTCGTGCTGTATCTGTTGGTGAACTTGTGGAAATGAACATTACTTGCAAAGATGATGAAAAAACGCAAGTTAAGTATACTTTGAACCTTAGTGAAGTTAAAGTCACTAAACCAGAAGGACATGACAACAAAATTATGTTAACTGATGAGATGGGTGTTATTATGAAATATCCTGCTTGGAATGAATTTATCGGTGGATCCGTTATGGGTAAAAGTCCATCTGCGGATGATGTAGTTGAAATTATGTCTGGTTGTATTGATCAAATCTTTGATAAAGAGGATGTATATGATAATGCTACTACAACTAAAAAGGAATTTATTCAATTTGTAGAAGGATTGACTAATAGTCAATTTGAAAAAATTCAAGGGTTTTTTGATAATATTCCTAGATTAGAACATAAATTTACGGTGAAAAATCCGAATACTGGAGTTGATTCTGAATTTATAATTAATGGTTTAACCAATTTTTTCGGATAGCCCTCTTCCATAACACGCTAGAGGGGTACTACAAAACTAACTTTACTTTGATGCATCATCATAAATACTCTTTGACTGAGATTGAAAACATGATGCCATGGGAGAGACAGGTTTATACTACTCTTCTAATGCAACATCTAGAGAATCTTAAAAAACAACAAGAAGCAGCTAAGCAACGATAATGGCACACGGTTTTCTATCATACCAAAATACTATAGGTCCATCTGGAGTTGAGAAATATCTGGAGAAGAAGTTTGATGAGCAAACCGAAAAATTAAAAGGATTTATTAGAAATAAATATGATGATCTTTTATTCAATCTTAGGACTAAAAGTCCACGAAGTCCAAAACCATATCGGATGTCTAAAGAGGATTCAACACCTCTACAAAACATGCTTAGTGGTAGTGCTTTTCAAAAATCATTGTCTGAAGGAGCAATAAATCCATCGAGTGTTCATGCTGGTCCAATTACAAAAGCAGTTTTTGATAGGAAACAATTTAATCCTACAGCAGGTATAGAGCGTAAATTAATTAACATAACACCAAAACCTGGTGAAGATGAACTTAAAGATGCTGTTAGTGAAAATTTCATGCCTATGAGTGCAAGACTTCTGGGTTACAATGAAGATTTACAAAATGGTGGAGGTAATGGTACTGGGGAAATAGTACAGGCAATTGGAGAATTAAAGGAGGTCACGGCGGAGTTAGTTGAAGCTACAGATGATCAAACAGATAATCAAACTAGAATCGCTAACAACCAAAAGCTGCAAGCAGACAAATTAGCTAGGAAATCCAAGATTGCTGCTGAAACTGCTGGATTCACTAAGGATGATTTCTCCAAGAATATTGCATATCAGGCTCTCGGTGAAGGTGGTCGTCGTTTGATGAGTGGTCGTGGAGTAGGTGGTGGTTTGATGGGTGGTCTTGGTATGATGGGTACGGGAATAGGTGCTAAAGTTGCCACACGAAAATTGGCAATGGCAATTGGAAGAAGAGGTGGTAGTAGAGCAATGACAAGAATGGGTATTGCTTTAGGTGGTCAATTTAGTAGAGGTCTTGGAAAAAAATTAGGAAGAAAATTAGGTGGAAAGGCAATTAGTAAGGTAGCAGGTGGTGCTCTAGGTAAGAGTTTAGGTAAGAAAATTCCACTTTTAGGATTAGGTCTTGGTGCTCTTTTTGCTGCTCAGAGAGCAATGCAAGGTGATTGGA